TTCGCCTCTATCAGGCATGATGCTGAATTTCTGAATCCCATAGCATCTGGCTGTTCTCCGGTACTGGTTACAGCAACAAAGCGGTCATGAAAGCAAACCTTGAACCCGTTGCGCTTAAGGAACTTGTACGCAATCTGACAGAGTTCGTGGTGTGTTAACGCCATATCACTCTCCTTTGATGCGAATGCCTGTTGCAATGCTGTTTATGATGCTGTCAGTGCATGGGGTAGAAAGCTGGGCATCTCCAGCAATTTTCATGACCTCAACATCTGCATATCGAATACCGAGGTGTATCAGACCGGCTATGCCTGACTTAAGCCGAGCATTTTCCATAAATAGAACTTTTGCCCGCTGTTTTTCTGCTTCAAGCTCAACGCGCAGCTTCCCTACCGTTAGCGCAATATCCTCGTTCTCCTGATCGCGGCTTTTGATGTATTGCAGGTTTCTTTCCTGTTCATCCAGCAGTGCCAGCACGGTAGCCGGGTTAGCCTCTGCTATGAATTCAGCGTTTGCATAAGCCTGAGCATCTGATTCAATCAGGCAGTTAACATGACATTCCGCAATCACGCCACCGGGTTCTCCTTTCCATTTTTGGCAAACAAAAACTCCTGTTAAATTGCCGTGCTGGTTAACAGATGTATGCCCTACGATGTAGCTTCCTTTAGTTGCTTTCTCTGCCTTTTCACGCAGTGCCTGATAGTTAATTTGGGTCACTCTTCATCCTCCAAGTCGGCAACGGCGTCCATCACATCAGAACCGCGAATAACCTCAAAAGCACGGCAGGCCATTTGAAATACCAGTTGCTCTTGCGGATGCGGTGATTCCCAATATTTGAATCCAGGGCGATGCGCGTACCCCATCATTGAATAAAAATCACCAGCAAGCTTAATCGCGGCATCAACAAGCTCTCTGTTAGTCATTCTTTTTCCGCTCACTGGTTGCCTCCTTTGCGAATCTGTTCCGCCCATTCTTCTAGGGATTTCTCCGCATATTCACCGGACAGGCCATCAATCGGGTGTGGTTCATTAGCCAACTCTTCTTTCGCTGACAGAATCATGCGTGTAACGTCGAAAACTTCACGTAAAGACTTATTGATAAATCCGTGATTGAAAGCAGCAGCAAGACGGCTTGCGGTATAGTTAATCCCCTCGTTGCGTGCTTCCGCACGAATTTCAGCCAGGAAAGCATCGGTGGCTGGAGTTTCGCTGTGGTGTAGGGCATCGTTGATAATCATTGCAGCAACACCAGCCTGCCCTGCATCCGTGACCGACACATGCTCAAGAGTTACGGCCATTGCGTGTTTCAGCCCCGCATTCTCCGCCGCCAGCGCCGAAAACTTCTCGTGTGCCAACTTAACAGCTGCATCAGCCTGCTTAATTGACTCAATCGCTTTCTGTTGGTCTTCGGACAGAGCCAAAATCTTGGCCTCCGCTTCAGCAAATTTACGCACCAGATATTCAGCATTTGTTTCATTCACTTTCAGATCTCGTGGTACACATTTCCCGCGAAGAAACCCTTCCATTTCGAAAACATTCATGCGCATGTGCGTAACTCCGATAACTCGTTAAAGCGCTCCATAAACATCCCGTAGGCATGGCTCGGAGCCAGTGGAATAACTTTGAACATTTCTGTTGCCGGGATACCTTCCAGTACTGGCCAGAAAGAGCCATCATCAAGCCCGAGATCGCGGCGTTCGGTTGCCAGCATGATGAGATCGGCATATTTCACAGGCGTGCTCATAACCGGGGGTAACCCGTATTTCTCACGGATTACGGCGTCTATTTTTTCTTCCATCCGTTTATAGTCAGGAAGAAGGCGTTTCAGTGGAGCGGGAATATCCTGGCAATACGCTTCTGTTGCATCATGCATTAACGCTTCAAAAGCAAATTCCTGCGGCACCAGCTGGCTGCAAAGCACCGCATGTTGGGCGACACTGTAGAAGTGAGAAAGATGACCGGCAAAGCGGCAGATATTTGAAAGGGAAACCGCGATATCGTTAATCACGATGTCGTCTTTATTTATCTTGTCATAATAAAAATGCTTCCCGGAAAAAGTTTTAATAAATGACATTTTGTTCTCCACGCATATGCGCTGCACCGCGCTGAGTTTGGGTAAAAGGAAGCCATCACCATCCGGTGATTATTGAGTTAATTACGTTTCCATAAATGCCCCCGCAGGGGCATTTGCAGTAATGAAATCAGGCGGTGAAAGTACCAATAAAGGTTTCTACTTTGCTGTCTTTGAATTTCTCAACAAGCAGATCACGAAATTCGTTAGCCATATCTTCCTGCACCGCTTCCAGCTGAATAATGCGCAGAACCAGTACAGGACGATCGCCAGTGATAATGCTGAGGCGTAATTTAAACGGACGTTCTTTCAGACCTTCAAACGGAACGCATTTAAATTCAAATGCCACAGGCATAATGTCTTTGGTCTTCGCTTCGACAGACTCCATCAGGGAGCGTTTGCCGCTGAAGTCATTATCTTCAAAATCAGCGGTCTGGTTTGCTTCAATCGTGATTTTACGGACAGCCGCAGCCGCTTTTGTTGCCTGAATGGCGTCACCATTAGCATCAAAGCCCACAAGGTAGTCGGCCCAGTCTTCAATCCATTCTGCCAGTGACTTCTGGGAGTTACGCTCGCCATTAACAGACAACAGAGCAGAAAACGGTGCTGTCTTTTTTAGTTTGAGAGTGGCGGTGTTATCTGCGTGACCTGGTTCATCAATAGTACCCAGGTTAAGCACACTGACGGCACGCATATTATCGGCATCGATAAAGCAGCGGGTGCCTTCATCTGCAAGATCTTTAGAATAACGGGTAAAGTCATCGATGCTGGCAGTGGAAAGCGCACCACGGAAACGGAAGCGATTTAAATTAAATTTTTCCAGATCATGAATGCGGAAATTCTCAGGCAATGCCACAGCATCGGCACCAATCTTACTGATAATTTCATTAACACCCTGAGCAGAAATAAGGGCATGGATTTGATTAATTGCGGTTGCGTCTAAGTTCTGAGACATAATAAGTCCTCACTATATAAAGATATTCAGTGATGAGATAAATAATCAGTTAATTAAGAACGATATTAATGACCTGCTGCGCGTAGTTTTCCGTCAGGTTCACCGGCAAGAGTCAGTAATTGTCCCTGGTCTTCCTGCAGAATAGTCAGGCGACCACCGCGATTGACATACATCGGTGTTTCGGTGGTGTCTTCTTCGGAAATTTTCCCGCGGTTAGTCGGGCGAACATATGAGAGTTTGTGTTTGATTTTCACACGGTTCTCATCAAACGGTTCGATTTCCAGGTTGAGCGAGACCTTACCTTTGGTTTTCGTGTTCATCACACCGGAAGCGACTTCACTGAGAACTGCGCCGATTTTTGTTTCAAATACGCCGCCGTCCAGCTCCCCGATAAATGCCTGCACATCAGTACTGCGTTCGCTAGCCATTTTGTTGCTCCTCATCATATCGACCCTGCAAGGTCGGTTGGTTTCTCCACAAAACAGAGAAGAACACCTGCGGTGGCAGCCGCCCGGATGGATTGGGTTATGAGCCCGTCGTCCGGTGATGCTCTTCTCTGTTTTGTAAAAAGAGCGGTACCAGCCGGAAGCAAGTGTACAAACTGGTACTGCCAAAGCAGTGGCTGTTGTGGTGACCGGTGCTGATCTCCGGCTTGCGGTTATTTCAGACTCTCACGGGCGTTTGATTGCCCCGCCGAACAGCTCTTTTCCGCAATAGCTGCAATGTCTTTCGCGCATCAGCCTGCGCATTCACCACAACGCTGATAGCATTGCCGGTGTCCGAATCGAACGGACCTTTTCCCTGCCCAACCCTCCCATCTGAATGGGACTGTCTGGAATTGAACCAGCACTTATGCCTTGCTCGTCAATGCTCTCATCGTTGCGTCCTGGTCTCTTCCCAGGCGTCAAACCGAATCGCCACGCTGGTTAGGCGTCTTATCAGCATCCTCATTGACTTGCACATTCCGGCTACCTGGTTTGTTTGCCCGAGCAAGGAGTGGATTGTCCCCTTTAACGTCCCCAGACCGCTAACGACGCATGTGCCATACGCCGTGTTACAACCAACCTTTCGTTAACAACAGTCTGTTGTTTGTTCAGATAATGATGCTACTAAAAGTAGCAAAAATCAACAACAAAAAGTAGAAGTGTGTATTTAATTTTTAGTTTTCTATATAACGTTATGAATTAAAAGGTTTTTCACAGATGGGGTGATGTGGCGTAGTTACGTATAGAAAATATCGAGTGTCTTTTGTTTTGGTTTAATTATTAGGTTAATTAGATAGTAATAATTTGGGGGAAAATAGTGGGAACTATGGATACAACGGGTCAGGAACAGTGTTATTAAGCAGGCTACGAGTATAAAACCCGACCGGTTGGTCGGGCGAGAATTATGTTCGTTCTAAATCATGGTTATTGTATTACAGACACTTGACTACTGTTGAAACATCAGATTCTAGTGCTTCAATTTGTGCTCTATTAGCTTGGGTCGCCATACCATAGATAGTGTAACTCTTATGCTGCAGCCTACTTAAAGGGCATCCCTCATGGTTTATTATTGCTGCAAGAGTATTACCATCTTTGACATTTTGAACTCTCTCGAAAGTAGCCACATTTGTGAACAGATGAGGATGTGTATTTAACAGGTCATCCGTGATTCTTTTGATCTCTTCTGCATGTGATTTGAATGCTTTTGCTGCATCACTTTCATTAGTTCTTGAGCGGTTTTGTACGAAAAGGTGTAGTTCAGGTAGTTCGATAAGGTTTTGCTTTGCTTCTTTGTTGAAATCTAAGAACATTTCATCTTGTTCTGACTTGTCAATAGACACTCCATAAATAAGTTTAACAAGGTTTTTTATTCCGCGAATTGATGCAGCATCGGCAGTGCAAGGGATAATTATTCTATTTGCCGCGACTACTCCCAATTCTGTGTAGCTGGCAAAACTTGGATTACAATCAATAAAAAATGTTTTTGCTCTGTCAGAAATGTTTTTATCGGCTTCAAAAGATGCTATTAGATCTACCAGCAAAGATCGGCTTTTCTTCCATGCTTCTTTTACTGGGGATGAGCCAATGTGAGATATTAAGCGTGAACAGATATCAAGATCGACATCACCAGGAAGAATATATAAGTTCTCTGGCATTTTTGCATTAACATCATGGGCTCGTACAAAGTAAGAAGATTCATTTCCTAAACGAGACAAAGGAGATTTGCTAAAACGCTCCTTGATATAACCTGCGATTGTAACATTTCTGTCTCGCAATTTATTTAGATTTTCTTCCCCGGTACCATTGCCACCAAGAATAATTTCTGAAACGTTTGATTGAGGGCATGAGTCAATAACCACAACATCTTGATCCGGATGAGATATAGCAAACTCAACGGCAAGATTATATGTAAGAAAAGTTTTTCCTACACCACCTTTGTTGTTCCATACTAAATATTTTGTATTGGTGGAAATCATATCTGCTACCCCATCTGTCGCTTCAGTACGTTCATTAATCATTATCGTATCCTGTTGTATAGAATTGTCTATTATTTATGTTTTATTTTGGTTTTTTTTGTGTTAGTAACGCACCCAAAGATAACATATGGTCTTTATCTTTTCTTACTTAGGGTAACAGCTCAGTGTTAATCCATTTTTATGGACCAATGTGCCAAATAAAATTTGTATAAAGATTTTCTATCCTTATCTTTTATCATCTGTGCTCGTTTGCTTTAACGATTGCTAGATGCCTAATTAAAGTCGATTATATTTAATCGACTCATGAATCAGTGCCTTACCCATAACATAAAGCTGATCTTGCGACTTCTCATCAATGTACCATTTCTCATAGGCGGGGTTATCCGAAAGAACAGCTAGTTTGTTGCCTTGCATTTGTAGACGTTTAACATGGAAAGTCTTACCGTAAACGAAAGAGTAAACTCCATCAGTCTGGAAGTGGCGAACGGAAATGTCGACAAACAATCGATCCCCGGAAACAAGAGTTGGGGACATACTATCTCCATTTACCGTCATAACTTTTATATCATTCTGAGAACGGTTTCCGAAAAGAGAACGGGCATGTTCAGTTGTGAACTCAATGGCGTAGAGCACATCAACATAGTCTGAAAGCATATAGGTCCCAGGTCCTGCGCTAACGCTAAGATCCAAAACTTCTATCCTGTATACATCGGGCTTTGTTGGATTGGGGATGCTTGCCATTTCCTTACATTCCTCTCTATCTCCAACACCATATTCTAGATATGAAGCTGATACTCCAAGAGCCAACGCAAGTTTACTCATGACAGAGACACGTGGCTTCGCTGCGCCGATTGTGTATCGACGAGCCATTTCATATGTAACGCCCACAAGACTTTTGAGTTGAGTGACAGAGATTCCTTTGATTGTCATCAATTCGTTTAGTCTCTTGGCGAAATCTGGATACTTCTGTTCTTCTACCATAGGTAGAAGATTACTCACATCACTCGCGCTAGTCATTTCTATTTTAAGTAGTTGCAATTTGCTATTTTAAGTAGCATCATCCCTCTGAATTTCAGAGGAGAAAGGTATGTCATCTCAAAACTACACAGAGAAAGCAGTAAAGGCTGCGGGAAAGTCTTTATCTGAAGTAGCCCGTCGCTTTGGTTTTAAGTCCACTCAATCCGTCGCCAATTGGGTAATTAACAATCAAGTCCCGTCAGAACGGGTTTTACAACTTTGTGAGTTGGGAAACTGGTCCGTGACCCCTCATGAACTGCGTCCTGATATTTACCCCAATCCAAATGATGGATTACCTGAGTGCTATTCAAAAGTTAGCGGTTCAACTGCGTAAACGTAACCACAGAAACGAGGAATGAACCGTGGGTAAAGAACCTGAATGGAAAGTTGATAAGCAACCAGCATGGCTGGTGGCAGCAATACGAAGAACGATTGCTGATTTACCTCATGGCTATGAGGAAGCAGCGGAAATTCTTGGTTTGTATAAATCTGATGATATCACCCCAGCGAAAGATCAATTGCATAACAGACTGCGTAGCGGTGGGGATCAAATTTTTCCACTTGAGTGGGCCATGGTTTTACAGGATGCCAGTGGTACCAGGCATGTAACGGATGCGATAGCGCGTCGTAGTAATGGGGTGTTTGTGCCGCTGGTGGACATTGATGACATTGACAATGGTGACATTAATCAGCGGCTGATGGAGTCAATAGAATGGATTGGCAAGCATTCCCAGTACTTACGCAAGGCAACTGCTGATGGAGTTATTGACCAGGCTGAGCGTGAGCAAATCGAAGAGAACAGCTACCAAGTAATGGCGAAGTGGCAGGAGCATTTAACACTGTTATTTCGTGTTTTTTGTGCGCCGGAAAAGAGTAACGCCCGCGAGTGTGCAGCTCCGGGCGTCGTGGCGTCGATTGCTTCTGGTTGTGGAGAAACTAACGCATGAACAGTTTAACAACACACTACCGTCGCTCGCAACTGATTGCGCTTCCTGTACCGGGTGGAAAAGCGAAGGTGGAGTATTGCTATGCGGTGAATGTACCAGGTGACAGGGAAATTGTAACCCACAGCTTTGCAGAGTGGGCTGTGGGTGATTTCAACCGGCAGAAGGAGACAGTCCTTTGCAACAAGTTAACCGCTGGTTCAAAGATCACTACGGAGTGCCCGTCAGAGTCATTCGTTGGGAACCGGAAACACAACGGGTTATCTACCTCCGCGAAGGCTATGAGCATGAGTGCTTCAGCCCGCTCGAACAGTTTCGTCGTAAATTCAGGGAAATAGAGGTCGGTCATGAGCACTAAATTAACCGGCTATGTATGGGATGGTTGCGCTGCGTCAGGCATGAAGTTATCCAGCGTGGCAATTATGGCCCGCCTGGCTGATTTCAGTAATGACGAAGGTGTGTGCTGGCCATCAATTGAAACCATTGCCCGCCAGATTGGCGCGGGGATGAGCACCGTCAGAACGGCTATCGCACGGCTGGAAGCAGAAGGCTGGTTAACGCGTAAGGCGCGTCGCCAGGGTAACCGCAATGCGTCGAATGTTTATCAGCTTAACGTTGCGAAGCTTCAGGCAGCGGCATTTTCTCAACTGTCAGATTCTGACCCGTCAAAATCTGACGCATCAAAATCTGACCAGTCAAAATTTGATGCGTCGAAATCTGGCAAAAAAGCGGGTTTTCACCCGTCAGAATCTGGCGGGGATCCGTCAGTAAAATCAAAACATGATCCGTCAGATAAAAAAACTTCTCGTCCGGACGCTTCGCAACCGGACACGCAGACGGCTGAACAGGAGTTTTTAACTCGCCATCCTGATGCGGTTGTATTCAGCCCTAAAAAGCGCCAGTGGGGAACGCAGGATGATTTGACCTGCGCACAGTGGCTCTGGAAAAAAATCATCGCCCTGTACGAGCAGGCCGCCGAATGTGACGGCGAGGTGGTTCGTCCCAAAGAACCGAACTGGACAGCCTGGGCAAACGAAATTCGCCTTATGTGTGTGCAGGATGGTCGTACTCACAAACAAATCTGCGAGATGTACAGCCGCGTCAGCCGCGATCCGTTCTGGTGCCGTAACGTGCTCAGCCCGTCGAAGCTGCGGGAAAAATGGGATGAGCTTTCCCTGCGCTTATCGCCGTCCGTCAGCACGTACACCGAAAAACGCGAAGACCCGTACTTCAAATCCAGTTACGACAACGTGGACTACAGCCAGATCCCGGCAGGATTCAGGGGGTGATCATGAGTCTGTTAAATGACGTTCAGAAATTCATTGAAGCCCATCCGGGGTGTACTTCCGGAGACATTGCGGATGCTTTTACAGGTTACTCACGGCAGCGCGTTCTGCAGTCAGCAAGCAAGTTACGTCAGAGTGGGCGTGTGGCTCACCGTTGTGAAGGAGATACACGCAGACATTTCCCGCGCCTGACTGAGAGAGCGCAGGAACCGGAACCACAACCAGTTCGTGAAACCAGACCTGTGCGCAATTTCTATGTCGGCACTAACGATCCCCGTGTGATTTTGTGCCTGACCCGCCAGGCTGAAGAACTGGAGTCCAGGGGCTTATACCGTCGTGCTGCAACGGTGTGGATGGCGGCATTCCGTGAAAGCCACTCCCAGCCAGAACGAAACAATTTTCTGGCACGTCGTGAGCGGTGCTTACGGAAAAGCAGCAAGCGCGCTGCATCGGGTGAAGAGTGGTATCTGTCAGGGAATTTCGTGGGGGCTTAATGAGTAATAAATATTGCCAGGCGTTGGTGGAACTGCGGAACAAACCAGCCCATGAACTGAAGGAAGTGGGCGATCAGTGGCGCACGCCGGACAACATTTTCTGGGGAATTAACACCCTGTTTGGCCCGTTTGTTCTGGATCTGTTCACTGACGGTGATAACGCCAAATGTGCTGCGTATTACACGGCGGAAGACAACGCGCTGGCGCATGACTGGTCAGAACGTCTTGCGGAGCTTAAAGGGGCTGCCTTTGGTAATCCCCCATACAGCCGCGCCAGTCAGCATGAGGGGCAATACATCACCGGCATGCGTTACATCATGAAACATGCCAGTGCCATGCGTGATAAGGGGGGGCGCTATGTTTTCCTGATCAAAGCTGCCACCAGCGAAGTGTGGTGGCCGGAAGATGCGGACCATATTACTTTTATTCGCGGGCGTATTGGTTTTGAACTGCCTGCCTGGTTTATCCCGAAGGATGAGAAGCAGGTGCCGACAGGCGCTTTCTTCGCTGGTGCTATTGCTGTTTTCGATAAGACCTGGAAGGGACCGGCAATCAGCTACATCGGGCGCGATGAACTTGAGGCATGTGGTGAGGCCTTTCTGGCGCAGGTTCGCCAGCAGGCGGAAAAACTGGTCAGGGAGATGGCGGCATGACGACGTTAACTCAATGCCAGCAGCAGGTGCTGGATATGCTGATTTCTTACCAGAAAGAGCGTGGCTTTCCGCCAACCAATCAGGAGGTGGCAACCATGCTGGGATATCGTTCAGTGAATGCAGCGGTGGAGCATCTTCGCGCACTGGAGAAAAAAGGCGTCATCACGATAAAGCGTGGTGTGGCCCGGGGGATAACGCTTCATACCGCGGTGAAGGACGACGACAGCGAGGCGGTCGGGATTATCCGCTCACTGCTTGCCGGTGAGGAAAACGCCAGGCTGCGTGCAGCCCACTGGTTACATGAGAGGGGTCTGAAAGTATGAAGCTGATTCTGCCTTTCCCGCCCAGCGTGAACACGTACTGGCGACACCCCAACAAAGGGGCGTTTGCAGGTAAGAGCCTGATAAGCGCGGCGGGGCGCAAATTCCAGAGCGCGGCGTGTGCAGCAATAGTTGAGCAGTTACGTCGTCTGCCAAAACCAACGTCGGCACCTGCTTCAGTGGAGATCGTGTTGTTTCCTCCGGATAACCGGATCCGCGATCTGGACAACTATAACAAGGCGCTGTTTGACGCCCTGACCCACGCGGGTGTGTGGGAAGACGACAGTCAGGTGAAAAGAATGCTGGTGGAGTGGGGACCGGTTATCCCGGAAGGGAAGGTCGAGATCACTATCAGTAAGTACGAGAAAACGGCGGGTGCAGCCGCCTGATTAAGAGGAGAAACGAAGTATGAATAATCTGATGGTCATTGATGGTATTGAAGTTCGTCGTGATGCTTATGGTCGTTACAGCCTGAACGATCTGCACAGGGCTGCCGGTTCTCTGGATAAGCATAAGCCTGCATTCTGGCTCCGCAATGAGCAAACTGAGCGTTTAATAAGCGAGTTGCAGATTTGCAACTCGGTCAATATAGAGCCAGTTAACGTTATTCGTGGCGGAAATAACCAGGGGACGTATGTCTGCAAAGAACTGGTGTATGCCTATGCAATGTGGATCAGCCCGTCATTCCATCTGAAGGTGATCCGTACTTTCGACATGGTAACCAGCGCACCGGAAAAATTATCCGGACAGGCTGCTGACAAGATGCAGGCTGGTGTGATTCTGCTGGACTTTATGCGCCGGGAGTTAAATCTGTCTAACTCTTCAGTGCTTGGAGCCTGTCAGAAACTTCAGGAGGCTGTTGGCTTACCGAATCTGGCACCGCGCTATGCCATTGATGCTCCTGCTGATGCGCCTGATGGCTCAAGCCGCCCCACGCTGTCGCTGAGTGCACTGCTGAAACAGTATGGTATCCGCCTGACGGCTAATCAGGCATATCACCAGATGGTGAAGCTGGGGATCGTCGAGCAGCGCGAACGATACAGTCGTACCGCGATTAACAACATCAAAAAATTCTGGTCGCTGACAGCGAAAGGCTGCATGTTCGGCAAGAACATCACCAGTCCCGCAAATCCGCGCGAGACGCAGCCGCATTTCTTCGAATCCCGATTCCCTGAGCTGTTAAAGCTGCTCGATACCGTTCATTGAGGTGACCGTGAGAGCACTACTGACCCCTGAAATTGCCCCGCGTATGGGGATCGTATTGTTCAGGCCAGGTTCAGAGCTGATGCCCCTGTTTATGCAGGGGCGTGTCCTGCTGGAGCCTGAGCCGGAGCGTTATTCATCTTTCGCCAGTGGTGCCGTTCCGGCGGCATCACAACCGCTGGCGGATGATCCTGCCGTTCGGGCCGTGTTCCGCAATGAGGCAGTGATCCGTCGTGCTGGTGGCGTGGAATGTCTTGAAAGCTGGTTACTTCGTGAAAAAGGCTGCCAGTGGCCTCATTCCGACTGGCACAGCGAGAACATGACCACAATGCGACACGCTCCGGGTGCAATCCGTCTGTGCTGGCACTGCGATAACCAGCTGCGCGATCAGTTCACGGAACGGCTGGAATCAATGGCAACGGATAACTGTGCCCGCTGGGTGTTGTCTGTTGTGCGTCGGGATCTCGGTTTTGATGACAGTCACGTTGTGACAATGCCGGAACTGTGCTGGTGGCTGATTCGTAATGATCTGGCGGATGCCTTACCGGAAAGTGCAGCCCGTAAGGCACTGAGATTACCGAAGCCTGTTGTGCCGTCTGTTACCCGGGAAAGTGACCTTGTGCCTTCGGTTCCTGCCACCAGCATCATCCAGGATAAGGCGAAAAAGGTGCTGGCGCTGAAAGTGGATCCGGAGTCGCCGGAGTCTTTTATGTTACGCCCAAAACGTCGCCGCTGGGTTAATGAAAAGTACACGCGCTGGGTTAAGACACAGCCGTGTGCATGTTGTGGAAAGCCCGCTGATGATCCCCACCACCTGATAGGTCACGGTCAGGGTGGAATGGGAACAAAAGCGCATGACCTTTTTGTGTTGCCTTTGTGCAGAAAGCATCACGACGAGCTGCATGCGGATACCGTGGCATTTGAAGAGAAGTATGGCTCCCAGCTGGAGCTGATATTTCGTTTTATCGATCGTGCGCTGGCAATTGGCGTGCTGGCCTGATTTTGTGGAGAAAGTTGATGCGTGATATTCAAATGGTTCTTGAACGTTGGGGGGCATGGGCGGCAAATAACCATGAGGATGTTACATGGTCGCCCATTGCTGCCGGATTTAAGGGACTGATCCCCGAAAAAGTAAAATCACGTCCACAGTGTTGTGACGATGACGCGATGATTATATGCGGGTGTATGGCTCGCCTTAACAGGAACAACAGCGATCTGCATGACTTGCTGGTTGATTATTACGTGTTGGGGGAGACGTTCATGGCGCTGGCACGGAAACATGGGTGCTCTGACACCTGTATAGGTAAACGCCTTCACAAAGCGGAGGGGATTGTTGAAGGCATGCTGATGATGCTGGGAGTGAGGCTTGAGATGGATCGGTATGTTGAGCGTGAATTGCCGGGAGGGAGAACCTCTGTATTTTATCAGCGAAAAAATAGTTTACGATCGTAAAAATCTGCATATCATGATAAGAGTGGTTACATTGCCACGCTGCTTAACCCGCCGATGCGCGGGTTTTTTTGTACCCAGAATCCTGTGAGCTATACGGAAAGTACACAGAAAGGAAGGTGCGACCACAATTAATAACAAAATCTTAAAAATTGCACATGGCACTATTAGTTTTCTAAATATTGTGTATTTTTTGTATTGCAGGATGACCCTGTAACGAAGTTTGCGTAACAGCATTTTGCTCTACGAGTTTGCCAGCCTCCCCCAGTGGCTGGCTTTTTTATGTCCGTAACATCCTGTGTATCAATAAATGTTGTTATCTACGTACGTCAAGTAGTCGCATGAGATCTGACCAGATATGTTAAGGTTGCAGCTCTCTTTGAATATGATTATCATTTTCATTACGTTATTGTTACGTTTATCCGGTGCGCCGTAAAACGCCGTCCTTCAGGGCGTGGAGGATGTCAAGAATATAGTTATCGTATGGTGCTCAAGGAGTATTGTGTAATATGAAAATAATTATTTTTAGAGTGCTAACTTTTTTCTTTGTTATCTTTTCAGTTAATGTGGTGGCGAAGGAATTTACCTTAGACTTCTCGACTGCAAAGACGTATGTAGATTCGCTGAATGTCATTCGCTCTGCAATAGGTACTCCATTACAGACTATTTCATCAGGAGGTACGTCTTTACTGATGATTGATAGTGGCACAGGGGATAATTTGTTTGCAGTTGATGTCAGAGGGATAGATCCAGAGGAAGGGCGGTTTAATAATCTACGGCTTATTGTTGAACGAAATAATTTATATGTGACAGGATTTGTTAACAGGACAAATAATGTTTTTTATCGCTTTGCTGATTTTTCACATGTTACCTTTCCAGGTACAACAGCGGTTACATTGTCTGGTGACAGTAGCTATACCACGTTACAGCGTGTTGCAGGGATCAGTCGTACGGGGATGCAGATAAATCGCCATTCGTTGACTACTTCTTATCTGGATTTAATGTCGCATAGTGGAACCTCACTGACGCAGTCTGTGGCAAGAGCGATGTTACGGTTTGTTACTGTGACAGCTGAAGCTTTACGTTTTCGGCAAATACAGAGGGGATTTCGTACAACACTGGATGATCTCAGTGGGCGTTCTTATGTAATGACTGCTGAAGATGTTGATCTTACATTGAACTGGGGAAGGTTGAGTAGCGTCCTGCCTGACTATCATGGACAAGACTCTGTTCGTGTAGGAAGAATTTCTTTTGGAAGCATTAATGCAATTCTGGGAAGCGTGGCATTAATACTGAATTGTCATCATCATGCATCGCGAGTTGCCAGAATGGCATCTGATGAGTTTCCTTCTATGTGTCCGGCAGATGGAAGAGTCCGTGGGATTACGCACAATAAAATATTGTGGGATTCATCCACTCTGGGGGCAATTCTGATGCGCAGAACTATTAGCAGTTGAGGGGGTAAAATGAAAAAAACATTATTAATAGCTGCATCGCTTTCATTTTTTTCAGCAAGTGCGCTGGCGACGCCTGATTGTGTAACTGGAAAGGTGGAGTATACAAAATATAATGATGACGATACCTTTACAGTTAAAGTGGGTGATAAAGAATTATTTACCAACAGATGGAATCTTCAGTCTCTTCTTCTCAGTGCGCAAATTACGGGGATGACTGTAACCATTAAAACTAATGCCTGTCATAATGGAGGGGGATTCAGCGAAGTTATTTTTCGTTGACTCAGAATAGCTCAGTGAAAATAGCAGGCGGAGATTCATAAATGTTAAATACATCTCAATTCAGTCAGTTGTTGCCGGTCTGATAATAGATGTGTTAGAAAATTTCTGCATGGTGAATCCCCCTGTGCGGAGGGGCGACTGGTGAACGGTATGATCTCTTTGATGATCGTAAGCGAGAATACGCGGGTTTGGTGGCACCAGGCCGAACTCACCGGGAGGCACCCGGCATCATGCTGTATACAGAGATTAGGCATATATCCAGGCTCCTCATCGCAGGAGCCTTTTTACATGCAAAAAAAAGCCCGAGTGGGTTCGGGCAACAGCATGAGATACTTGCATTGTCATTTTTATCGTGCGGATTTTAACCAGGATTCATAAGGCTGCGCAACTGCGCGGCCTTTTTCGTATTTCGGGCTGTAGTCCCCGTGTGTCATTCAGGCTTCCGGACTACAGCCCACTCCATATCTGATTTAATACACTATCCCGGCCGGGAGGAATAATGACATTTAAACATTATGATGTTGTCAGGGCGGCGTCGCCGTCAGACCTTGCGGAAAAGCTGACACACAAACTGAAAG